CTTTACAGTTAATTTAAGAGGTGATGGTTCAAACTCTTTAGATGCATCTTTAGATGTTGGAGAATCAATCACAGTTGCTTTTATTAATAAAAACGATAACGTAACTCATTACAATACTACAGTGCAAGTAGATGGAACTACAGTAACTCCAGTATGGCAAGGTGGATCTGCACCTACAGCTGGTAATACAACATCAAATGATGTGTACACTTACACAGCTATTAAAACTGGTGGTTCAGTATTTACTGTACTTGCAGCGCAAACGCAATTTGCGTAATAACAGGAGGATAGAAAGATGCCAATATTAGGTTCATTTGGAGCAGGAGCAGCATCAGGTTTTGGACAAAGACAAGGTGGTCCTAAATTTGTAGCAGCCACAGGAGGCAGTGTTACAACTGATGGAGATTTTAAAGTACATACATTTAATTCTACCGGATGTTTTGTAGTTACATGTGCTGGAAATGAAGGTGGTTCTAACACCGTTGATTATTTAGTAATCGCTGGAGGTGGTGGCGGAGGTCGTTATTTTGGCGGCGGTGGCGGAGCAGGCGGATATAGAATATCTTATGATACTCCTAAAGCGTCATGTACTCCTATAGAAGTTTCAGAACAAACGTATCCTATTCAAGTAGGAAATGGTGGTGCAGCCTCTCCTAAAAACGGACAAGGTAGCAATGGAGCTAATTCAATTTTTTCAACTATCACATCAAGTGGTGGTGGTGGAGGCGGAGGCCTTGGATCTGGTGGACGACAAGGTGGTTCTGGTGGCGGCGGAGGCTACAATGGACAAACAGGTGCTGCTGGTAATGTACCTCCAGTGAGTCCTCCTCAAGGTAATAGTGGAGGAAACTCAGGCGGCCCAGTAGGAGGCGGCGGAGGCGGATCAAGCCAACCTGCAGGAACAGGACCAGGAGGTGCAGGTACGACTTCAGCTATTCCAGGTTCTCCAATTACAAAAGCTGGTGGTGGCGGAGCTTCAGATAATGCTTCAGGTGCTGCTGGTGGTGGTAACGGTGGTAATAATGGTGCCGCAGGAACTCCAGGAGCTGCAAACTCAGGATCTGGCGGAGGCGGAGGTTCAGAACCTCAACCATCTGGTTCTGGAGGAAGTGGTATAGTAATTTTAAGATATAAGTTTCAATAGGTAAAATATGGCAAGTTTTGCAAAATTAAATGATCAAAATGAAGTTCTAACAGTTTTAACCGTTAGTGATAATGATTGTTTAGATGAAAACAATAATTTTAGTGAAGAAGTAGGAAGACAGTTTTTAGAAAATAGTACAGGTTGGACTAAATGGAAACAAACTTCTTACAATTCAAGACACGGTATTTACTATACTCCAAACACAACTCAACCAGACCCCAATCAAACTAAATTATTTAGAGGTTCATGTGCTTCAGTTGGTATGATTTATGATGAAACAAATAATATATTTAAAGTAAAACAGCCTTATCCAAGTTGGACTTGGAACGCAAGTTCTTATGAATGGCAAGCCCCTACTCCAAAACCAGATAATCCTGAGCCTGATTATTATATGTGGGATGAAGGAAGTCAAAGTTGGGTTTTACATTCTCCAGAGCCTACTCCATAATTGACTTTTATTTAATATAGATTATATATAACTTTTAATAAAGTTATGAAAAAGAAAGTACTATCTGAAAAATTTATTGTAAAAGGCAAATTACCAAAAGAGTCATTAGTAGATAATGTTTTATTAAGAAAACATATTCTTGAAGCTGATGAAGAATATAAAGATAAAGCTGAAATAAATAATATTTCTTTAACAGATAACATACCTGTAAAACATCATAGACATATATTTTGGGTATTTGATTATGTTAGAGACATGTTTAGATTAACAAATTTTTCTACCACTTCTATTTTTAATTATTTCGGAATAGTTAATGAATACAAACAAAATTATCCTAAAACAAATAATTTTAATTTTGAAGATCCAAAAAATTCTCCAGAGTTTACGTTACTGTATTGTGTACAAGGTTATTCTGAAATAAATATAGAATATAAAAATCAAAGAAATTTATTAAAAGTAGAAAACATTACATTAACACCTGGTCACTATGTTATGTTTAATAGTGATTTAAATTATTTTATTAAAAATAATCCTGTAGACAGAAAAAGAATTTTAATTAATTACAGTGTTAAAATAGTAGATGGTATTTGAAAATTATTATTGGTATTTTGAATCAGCTTTGCCTCACAAATTTTGTGATGAAGTTATTAAACATGGTTTAAATCATAAAGCAAGAAAGGGTTTAATTGGAGGCGTTGATAAAGATTTAGAAAAAGAAAAATTAACTAATAAAGATAAAAAAATTTTAAAACAAGTTAGAGATTCAGATGTAGTTTTTTTAGATGATTTATGGATATACAAAGAAATACAGCCTTTTATAAAAGAAGCAAACAAAAATTCTGGTTGGAATTTTGATTGGGATTCATCTGAAAAATGTCAATTTACTAAATACAAGATAAATCAATATTATGATTGGCATTGTGATTCTTTAGAAAAACCATATAAAAATAATGGAAAAATTAGAAAGCTATCTGTTACTTGTCAATTAACTGATGGATCTAAATATGAAGGTGGTGAGTTAGAATTTGATTTTAGAAATCAAAAAGAAAAACATTTTGTACAAGCAAAAGAAATTTTACCAAAAGGATCTATTATTGTATTTCCATCTTATGTATGGCATAGAGTTAAACCAGTTACGAAAGGAGTAAGGTATTCTTTAGTTATTTGGAATTTAGGATACCCATTTAAATAAATGGAACAGTCAGAACATTTTATATCACCTATATGGGTTGAAGAAAGACCTGAGTTTTTAAAACATTTAATTAAATCTACAGATCCATATATTAAAGAATCTAGAAAAAGAAATAAATTAATTATCAAACAAACAAAAGACTTTGGATACTCTCACAGCTCAACATCTTTATTAGGAGATAAAAATTTTTCAGAGTTTATAGAATACATAGGTGCTAAATCAATTGAGTTTTTAGATAATCAAGGATACGCAATGAATAAATATAATTCTGTTTTTACCGAATTATGGGTGCAAGAATTTTCTAAAAATGGAGGTGGTCATCAAAGTGTACATACGCATTATAATAATCATGTTTCTGGTTTTTATTTTTTAAAATGTTCACCTGAAACATCTAAACCAGTTTTTTATGATCCAAGACCTGGTGCAGAAATGACAAAATTACAATTGAAAAATCCTAATGAAATGTGTGTTGCAACTAATAAAATTAGATTAACCCCAACTCCAGGAACTATTATAATATTTAATAGTTATTTACCCCATGAATTTTCTGTAGATTCAGGTAAAGAACCATTTAGATTTATTCACTGGAATATACAATCAAGTTTATTACCTATTAAAAATGTATAATTTTAAAAAAGATAAATTTTGTATTATTAGAAAAGCAGTTGATAAAAATATAATTAATTTTGCCTATAATTATTTTTTGATTAAAGAACAAGTTGCAAAAACACTTTTTGACACAAAATATATTTCACCTTTTAATCAAGACTTTGGAGTTTTTAATGATGGACAAGTAGAAGGAGCTTATGCTCATTATGCCGATGTAGCTATGGAAACTTTATTATTAATGCTTCATTCAACTGTTGAAAAAGAAACTAACTTAAAATTAAATCCAAGTTATTCTTATGCTAGAAATTATAGAACAGGAGCTGTTTTAAAAAAACATATAGATAGATCACAATGTGAGATATCTACAACAATGAATTTAGGTGGAGACAGTTGGCCAATATTTTTAATAAGTAAAAAGAAAAAAATACAGGTAGATTTAAAACCAGGTGATATGCTTATATATAAAGGATGTGAATTAAAGCATTGGAGAGATAAGTTTAAAGGGAATCACTGTGCTCAAGTTTTTTTACATTACAATGATATAAAATCTAAAGTAAATATCTATGACAATAGAAAACATGTTGGTCTTCCTAATTTTTTTAAATTAAATGATATATAATGTTATTTGTAGAAAAAAATTTAAAAGAAATAAATTGGGCAAATCAAAAACAAAAACAAGAAGAACACTGGGATGTATCTGGAATTTTATATAAAAAAACGAATCAAACATATAAATACGATTTATCTCCTGTTAAAAAATTTAATGATGGTAGTGTTGGTAAAAATGGTAAATTTAATTCTAAAGCAGATAAAATGTTATTTGAATTTAAAGATAATTGGATAATTGTTGATGTTGAAGAATTAAATAAATATGTTAAAGACAATAATAAAAAAGATATATTACTAGAAGAGATATTAGAAAAACTAGATTGGAATATTATTTTAAATAAAAATGAATAAAATTCACATAATAGATAATGTTATAAATAAAGAAGCACAAGAAGAAATAAAAAATTTATTATATTCTAATAGTTTTCCATGGTTTTATGTTTCTGATATAACATATGGAGAGGATGAAACGAACGAAAAAAGATGTGGTTTTGGTCATTATTTTGTTTTAGATAAACAAGTTAATAGTCCTTATTTAAATACAATATTACCTATTGTTTATAATGTTAGAGATAAATTAAAGTATAAAAAAAATAAAATAGCTGAGATATATAAATGTAGAGCTTTTTTGCAAATACCTTTAGTAAAAGAAAAAGCTATTTTTGATGATCCCCATATAGATCAAAAAGATCCACACACTGTAATTCTTTATTACGTTAATGATAATGAAGCTAGAACAAGAATTTATAAAAATGAATTTAATAAAAATATACATAAAAAACAAATAATTCCTAAAACTAAAAATTTAATAGAGTATAAAACAATAACACCTAAACAAGGTAGAGCAGTTATTTTTAATGGTAAATATTTTCATACTGCGGAACAACCAATTAAAAGTAATAAATGTATATTAAATTTTAATATTAGTTAAATGCAAGTTATTAATTTATTTAATTGTCCTATTGTTATAAATAAATTAGAATTAAATTGTAAAGAAATAGAAAAAGAATGTATTAGTTTAAATAATAAATCTAAAAAAATTAAAAATAGAAGTGGTGTTGGAGGAGACCAAGTAGATATACCAAAAATCAATATTATTTTTAATAAACTTGAAAAAGAAATAAATCTAAAATTAAAAGAAATATCTATTAATAATATGGAATTGGTTAAGGAAACTAAATTAAGTAATATGTGGTTCTGTATAAATAGATATAAAGATTTCAATAAACCACATACTCATCCTTTTTCGATTTTATCAGGTGTTTATTATGTTAAAGTTCCTAAAAATTCAGGAAGAATAGTATTTAAAAATAGTAATTCAATAGACAATTTTTTACATCAAGATTATATTAAAAATTTTAATACCAATAATTCTTCTGAATGGTTTATGCAGCCAGAAGAAAACATGTTATATATATTTCCTTCATGGGTTACACATTATGTAGAACCTAATCTTTCAAAAAAAGAAAGAATATCAATAGCTTTTAATGCTGGATTTGATATATAATTGTTTAAAAATAATAAAAAGCATATATAATGAGGTGCTATGCTTCAAAAACTACAATTTAAACCAGGTTTTAATAAACAGATAACACAATCAGGAGCTGAGTCTCAGTGGACTGATGGTGATTTTGTTAGATTTAGATATGGGCTACCTGAAAAAATAGGTGGTTGGTCACAACTTACTACAGATAATTTAACATTACCAGGTGCTGCTAGAGCACAACATACATGGACTTCTTTAGCAGGAGAAAAGTACGCAGCGATAGGTACATCACAAGGTTTGTTTTTATATTATGGTGAAGACTTTTTTGATATTACTCCACTGGATACAGCGATTACTGGAGCTACATTTAGTTCAACAACAGGTTCTGCAACCGTAACCGTTAACAAAACTAGTCATGGATTGATTGCTAATAGATATATAAAATTCTCATCAGTGTCTTTACCTGGTGGTGGAGAAACAGATTTTACAACAGTTCAATTTGAAAATAATACTTTTGAAATATCTAATGTTACAAGTAATGCATTTGATATTACAATGCCAGCAAATGAAGGTGGTACTGGTATGTCCACTCAAGGTTCAGCACAAATAGATCCTTATGTAGTTGTTGGTCCAACATTTCAGACAGCAGGATATGGATGGGGCACAGATACCTGGAACGTGTCGACATGGGGCACTGAAAGAACAACCAGTAACGTGACTCTGGATCCAGGCCTCTGGAGTCTTGACAATTTCGGTCAAATATTAATTGCAACAATACATAATGGTAAAACATTTACTTGGGATGCCGGAGCTGCTGGTGCAAGAGCAAACAGAGCAACACTCATGTCAGGTGCACCAACTAAATCAAGATTAACCTTAGTATCCGATAGAGATAGACATTTATTTCATTTTGGAACTGAAACAACAATTGGAACTTCAACAACACAAGATCCAATGTTTATAAGATTTTCTAATCAAGAGGATTATAATACTTATCAACCAACAGCAACAAACACTGCAGGTACGTTTAGACTAGATACAGGTAATATGATTGTAGCTGCTATTCAAGGTAAAGATTATGTATTTGTATTAACAGATAGTGCAGCATATGTAATTCAATTTGTTGGACCACCATTTACATTCAGTGTTAGACAAGTTGGAACTAACTGTGGATGTATTGGACAAAATGCAGTTAGTTATTCTAATGGTGCAATATTCTGGATGTCAGGTGAAGGTGGATTTTTTGTTTATGATGGTACAGTAAAAGCACTTCCATGTTTAGTAGAGGATTTTGTATTCACAACTACAGGTGATAATCTAGGTATTAACTATAATGCATCGCAAGTTATCTATGGTGAACACAATACTTTATATAATGAAGTAACTTGGTTCTATCCAAAAGCTGGATCAGAACAAATTGATAGATGTGTCACTTATAATTATGGAGAAAACTGTTGGACAACTGGATCATTAGCAAGATCATCATATGCAGACACAGGTGTATTTGATGTGCCTTATGCTACACAATATAATTTAACAGCAACACCTAATTTTGCAATACAAGGAATTACAAATACCTATGGAGCATCAATTTACTATGCCCATGAAACCGGAACCGATCAAATCAATTCATCAGGTACTACCTCTATCAATGCGTTTATACAATCTGGTGATTTTGATATTGCTGCAAGACGAAGTGCGTTAGGAGGTACAACTGGACTCGCTGACTTTAGAGGAGATGGTGAATTTATTATGTCTATGAAAAGATTTATACCTGATTTTCAAGTATTAACAGGTAATTCTAAAATAACATTATTATTAAATGATTATCCAACCAATACAGCATCAAGTTCACCTCTTGGCCCCTTTACAATTACATCATCTACTGATAAAGTGGATACTCGAGCAAGAGGAAGATTGCTTTCAATTAAAATAGAAAATGATGCCATAGGTGAAACTTGGCGTTATGGAACATTAAGAGTAGATATAAAACCAGACGGTAGAAGATAATGACATATGACGAATTAAGATTACAACAGTTATTAGGTCCTTTTAATAGACCACAAGGTATTGCAACTTTAAATCCATTAGCATTTCAATATCAAGATCAGTTTTATCCTG